CAGGTAACACAGGAACAGATGGTAATTTATCTGAAGTTAAGTTAGGAGATATACAGGTGAAATATAATACAACAAGTCAGGGTGTTGGTACTGTGAATAATGTTATGGACAAATATCCGTGGTTACAAAGTTATCTTGGTGCGTATATGTTAGGTGGATCTGGTACTTATCAAACTAGAGTGGTGAGAGGATAATGGCAGGACAGTTAGATTCATTATTAAAGAAGGTAGCAAAACAGGTTGTATCTGATTTAGGCAATTCTTTAGACACAACAATTACTTATGTGAAAAAAGGGATTTCAACATATAACATAGAAACTGGAGAAGAAATTACTGTTGATACTGTTTTTTCTAATATAAAAGTTCCAATAGAATTTATTAAATCAGAAAATGAAGAGGGTAGAGAAATAAGACAAGCAAAATTATATTTAACTCCTGATTTGATAGGAAATAATCAAATAGATTTTGATGATGAAATAAAATTAAATTATGCAGGCGAACTTAAAACAGCACAGATTTATGATATTGACACAAGAAAAGGCGGGCAAGTTTATCTGTTTACAGTTTTGGTACGTTTTTGATGGCTAAAGATTTTCTAAAAAGTGATCCGATTGCAGATCTTGAAGCACAATTAAATAGTGATTTTAATACTGTCATAAGAAAAGCACATAAAAGTTTAGGAACAAAAACTCATAGTCCAGTTTATACAGGATTTTTTGCCTCTAGCTGGAAAGTTGCTAATACTCCACCAAAAACAAAAGATGATATTTTGAAATTTAAACCGTGGTCTGAAATCAAAAGACAAAGTAAAGGTAAAAGACCTTCAAATCCAAAAGTACAACCACGATTTAAAGTTATTAGGAAATTTGACATTAAAAAAACTGTTTTTATAGGTAATACTGTTAAATATGCTTCTTACGCTTTAGAAGGGGGTAAAATACAAAACTTTATACAGGGTCGAATGGGTCAAATTATTAAAGAAAACATGAAAGAGAAAAGAGGTAAGTTATTCTTACTCGGAAGAGAAACAGGAGGTTTTGGTGGCCTTGATTCAGGTATTGGTTATGGAGATGTCTTATGACTTTAGTTAACACAAGGGCAGCTTTTGAAAAAGCGGTTACAGATGCAGTAAGAGAATCAGATCCTACTGTTTCTATGGTTTATGACAATGTTACTTTTACTAAATCAGGTAAATTAGAAAAATATGTAACTATTACAGTAAATTTTTCACAAGCTACATTACAAAACCAAGGTGCTTCTTCCAGTTATTATTCTGGAGTTATTCAATGTAATATTTACGTTCCAAAAAGTAAAGGTACAAAAGATTTATCAGCTATAGCTGAAACAGTCATTGATGGACTAACTTCAGTAAATACTTCTACTTATGTTGATGAATTTAATGTAACACCAAGAGTACAGGATATTAATGGTCCTACAATGCTTGAGATAGAAGATAGAAGTCATTTTGTGGGTATCATCTCTTGCCAATTCTCTACAAACGCCTAGTATAATAAAGTAGCAATACTTATTTTATGACAAGAGCGATTGAACTTCTGAAGAATAGTTTTGGTGTAAGCCAGCTATATCAACATGACGTAAAGAAGGATGGAGCGATATTACTGACTATTTATTGGCATCCTCTTACCATTGCTGAAAGAGAGTCAATACAAAAGAAATCAAATGCTGATGATGTAAATGATTTTGCATTAGCTTTAATGATTACAAAAGCATTAGATAAAGATGGCAATAGACTTTTTCAAGATGGAGACAAAGCTTCATTAAGAAGAGAAGTTGAAGCTAATATCTTGCAGGAAATACAACTTGCGATGATAGAAGCTGGTCAGACAAGGGGGGTGGAAGAGGCTAAAGCCGAATTAAAAAGCTAATAACAATTGGATGTTTATTTATTCTTTAGCAAAGGAATTAGGTAAGACTGTAGCTGAATTGTCGGACACTTTAACTGTTGAAGAAATGATGGGT